ATGTGTTAAATGCGGCAATGGCGTTGGTAGTCTGCGCCGATGTTCCAAAACTCACAGTGCCTGTGCCTGCATCAACGTAAAATACGTTGGGAGTGGAATCGCCGTCTACTGCAAAATCTACGTCAGCATCTGATCCATTGATAGTGATACGTGTTGCACCAGATCCGTCAATAAATCCGCTGGTCAACAACAAATTTGGTCCAATCAAGTTGCCGGTTGCCTGTACAACACCGCCGGTGGTGATATTGCCACCTGTGACGTTGCCGGTGGCTGTAACCAATCCTGCGGTGCGTAGATTGCCGCCGTCAATGTTGCCGGTGGCCGAAATCAACCCGCCTGTGAGTAAATTGCCACCAGTGACGTTGCCTGTTGAGACTGCTGATTGTATGTAAAGATTGCCTGCTTGCAACGTGCCATAGGCTGTAACTGATACGACGTCGTTGCCGCTGAATGTTACATCATTGGCGATGATCATGTTACCAGTTGAATTTTGCCAACCCATGAATGCATTGCCAAGGCCCGTGGTATAATACTCCATGTAGATACCACGATCTTTATCGTCATCTGTTGTCAACGGCGCACCGTTGGGTCCAGTACCAAGAACAATGATTGGATCTTCGACCCGCAAATCATCAATGTTGATATAGGTAATATTACCTTGGACTATGAGGTTGCCACCAATGACAGCGTTGCCTGAAGTATGCAAGGTGGCGCTGTTGACATCGCCTGCTGTGATTATGTTGCCGCCTGTGACATTGCCAGTGGCCGAAACCTGTCCAGCTGTGGTGATATTTCCACCCGTGACATTGCCAGTGGCCGATACCAAACCAGCAGTGGTCAAATTGCCACCTATAACATTGCCTGTGGCTGATACCAAACCAGCAGTGTTGAAATTTGCACCCGTGATGTTGCCTGTGGCCGAAGCGATACCCGGTGTCAATAGATTTCCTGCAGTGACATCGCCTGTCACTGTCATGCTGGTGATGTTGCCAGTAAATGTTGATGTACCGGTCACTGCAAGATTGCCCGTTACTGCGAGATCAAGCGTTTTCAAACTTGCATATGCAGTAATAGTAACTACGGTATTGGTAGTTTCGCTGGTGGTAAATGCAGTGACAAATTCATCTGCGCTTTCATCCCAAACAAAAGTGATATTGTCTGAAGTACCACGCTTGCCAATGAAACCAATGTCCAGCGTGGGCGATCCTGTCTGCTCCTTGGCCAGCAAGATCAAAGGATCTTCAACTGCCAAGTTGGTAGTGTCAATGGTTGTAGTTTCGCCTTGGACTGTTAGGTTACCCGTGATGGTAAGATTTGAACCATAGGTAAGATTGTTGGCTAATTTTCCTGCAGTGACTGAATAGTCCTGCACTTTGGCGGCTGCATTTACACCAAGATATACGTTACCAGATGAACTGTCTGTGATCTGGTTATTCTTAATTCGAGTTACGGGCATGTCGGTCTCCGGCCATCACGGCTATTGACTATATTTACCAGTATACACGAAAATAAACCACTATCGGGTTTTTATGTAGAAATATTAGCGCCTAAACTCACCCGTTTCCAGGCGTTTACGCTGTACACAGCCAAGCATGGACTGCCGCTGTCACCATTAGATACGTAGATAACTTGCCCGTTGGCCACGTTGGCCAAGCCCGTGGTCTGGGCCACAGTATATGTAGGTAATTGCAAACTTTGCACAGAGGCCGCGTTGGCTACACCACTGTCATCTATAGATATAGAGTTCCCGCCGCTGTTGGTTATAGCATTGACCGTGGTCAGCGTGGCTATAAATCTCACGTCTACGGTGTCAGAGATCTGCGGTGCTTCTGTAAAGGTCAATAGATTGCCTGTGACCGAATATGATACACCGGGTTTTTGAACCACGCCGTTGGTGCTGACTATGATGTTGTTGGCCAATGTAGCTTGGTCAAGGGTAAAGTTTACTGTTAACCCATCACCATTCAGGGTCTGATCACTGATAGCCACTATTTCACTGCCAACATCTTCCCATGCCGTGCCGTCATAGACTTCTACTTGCAAGGATGCTGAGTTCCAGCGCATGGTACCTTCAACTGCCGGTGATGGGCGTTGTGCTGTGTTACCTTGAGGTAGCACCAATCCAGTTATGGTATCAATAATGACCAAACCGTTGCCGGCAGGAGTCAATGTGATATTACCATTGCCCGATGCTTGTACAGTGATGTTGGCGTTGCTGGTTATATCTGTACCATCGATGGTAATGTTGTCAATTACCACATTACCAACTACTCTCAAACTGCTGCCATCAAAAGTTAGATTAGCGTTGTCAACCAGATAGTCATCAGCACCTACATATACCACTCTATTCGCAGTCAATGTTGTGACTTGGACATTGGCACCAGAAATCAAGCTGTTAGATAGGATGTTTCCACCCGTGATGTTACCAGTGGCATTGATCACTCCAGCAGTGCCAACGTTGCCCAGAGTGGCTGTGCCGGTGGCTGTCAGTGTGCCCGACGTTTGGATATTGCCACCGGTTATGTTACCTGTGGCAGATATCAGTCCTGACGCTAATACGCTGACTGTGCTGACGTTGCCAGAGGTATTAAGATTGCCCCCGGTGATGTTGCCAGCGATGTTAGCATAGCCTGTAGCATCAATGTTAGCCACAGAAAGATCAGTAATAGACACATTGCCAATTATGGCCGAGTTGGCCAGTATATAATCGCCCTGTACATTGCCCAATGTGCTGATATTGCCAGCATCAATATTGCCAATGACTACCAACGATTGCAGGTATCCATTGCCAGCCTGTAAAGTACCAAACTCAGTTATGGTGACTATTTCATTGGCTATGGTCACATTCGCAGCCAAAATCAGATTACCGGTGCTGTTATCCCAACCCAAGAAGGCAGTCTGTTGCTGTGACAGTGCTGTGTTGTAATAATCCATGGCCACGCCACGATCTTTTCCATCGTTAGCAACCAATGGTTGATCATTGGCACCTGTGCCTATGGTAATAATAGGATCTTCTACATCAAAAGTTTCCACGTTGATGTAAGAAACATTGCCTTGTACGAATAGATTCCCGCCGATCACAGCGTTGCCTGTTGTTTGAAGGGTACCGGCGATGACTTGTCCGGATATGTTGGCCGAGGCCGCTATCACATTGCCAGTGGCACTGATGTTATCGGTTTGGATAGAGCCGCCCGCTCCGTTGCCCACCTGGAGCACATTGGTTGCCTGATCAAAGGTGAGATTGGCGGATGCTCCAAAATCGTTGTTGGAATTGAACTGTATTTGGGTGTTGGCACCGGCCGGCTGTTGAAAATCCACCGGAGCACCGTTGGCATAATAGTAGTTGTCAGTGCGGATGCCACCAACATCGGCATTGCCAGCAGAAATAAGATTGCCACCCGTGATGTTGCCTGTGGCCGTGATCAGGCCTGCAGTGGCAATGTTACCCCCTATGATATTGCCCGTGGCCGTGACTATACCAGCAGTGGTCAAATTACCACCGGTTACATTGCCTGTGACAGACAGGCTGGTGCCCGTGGCTACACCGATGTTGGGTGTGGTAAGATTTGCTCCGGCTTTGACGATGATGTTGCCACCTATGTCAAAGGACGTGGTGTTATTGTCGACCTTGGCTGAAAATACTGTGCCTATTAGACTGATACCTGCCGAGGTATTGGCTGAATAAACTTGACTGGCAGAAAACTGTGTAAATTCTATGTTGGCTTGACCAATGATAAATGGCCCAGCGGGGGCTGTTTTCACATAACTTTCACCAGCACCCGAAGCACCGGCCTGGACATAAAAGTATGATCCTTGGTCCAGTCCCGAAGATGTGTCCGGTTCGTAGGTGTCTGTGTCGCTGCTTCGTGTCAGGATCCAAGGAGATGTAACGTTGCCAGTATCAGTGACCACGTATACACCGTTTTGTACAGCGTTGGCTTGTTGATATACCAACACACGCTGTGTGGACGACACTGCCACGCTGTCAATAGTCAGTGCACCGTTGGCGGTAGCAGTGAGCGTGGCACCAATGCCTGAATTTACCCGTACGGATTCGGTGAGTCCTGTAGCGTTGGAGATATTAGATACTGGTACCCCGTTGTAAACTGTGGTCAGTACCGCAGCCGATGTGTTGGGAGTCGAAACTACAAAGTAGGCCAAGTTGGCCACTACGCCGTTGAACGAATTAGCAAACCACAGTTGATCATTGACTTGGAGATTGGCTGCGGTGCTAAACACAACCGTATTGCCAGCGATGGTGTCGGTCACAATGAAAGTATTACCACCCTGGGCATAGGTAGCACTGGGCAGTGGCACTGGTGTTTCTACATACACCGGAGTGTGGATGTGTATGCCCGACGACACAGCGTCATCTACATACTGTTTGGTTGCCGCGTCTGATGCCTGCAAAGGGTTGGCCAAATTCAAAACATAATTGTTGGTTACATCTATGTTGCCACCCACGGTTAGATTGTTAGTGACAGTGACATCGTTTGGCAATCCCACTGTCACTGTATCTGTAGCAGATACCACAACATCAATTTCGTTAGCGGTACCAGCAAAGGTCACAGTATCACCATTGGTCACAATTTGTGAATTGAGAGCACTGTCGGTGATAGTAAAACTTACATTGGCTACTTCGTTGTCTACATAATTTTTTGTAGCCGCATCTTGGGCCTGCACAGGATCAGCAAGATTATTGATCCAGGCATTGTTCATGTTGATATTGCCCGTGGCACCATCAAGCACGATGTTACCTACTATGATATTACCAGCATTGATGTTGCCTGTGATGTTAGCAAACGTACCAAAGATGCCAGCATTGGAAATTAGATTGCTGCCGGTCACGTTGCCATTGGCAGTGACAAATAGATTAGCACTAAGGCTTTCTACGGATATGTTGCCACTGACCGTGATGTTGCCAACATCTACGTTGCCAATCACGGCATTACTGGCTATGACGTTGCCAGCTGCAACATTGCCAATCACGCTGAGTACCGTGCCGTTCCATGTAAGATTGGCAGTGGTCAGGGCTAATTTGTTTGTATCAGCATAAAATATGCCGTTGGCCGTGGCAGATGTGATGCGCACATTGCTGGCATTGGCCACACCAATCACAGATAGGGTATCAGCGGGCGTGTTAGTTCCTACGCCCACACGGTTGTTTGTCACGTCAAAATAGACGAGATTGCTTTGTATAGCGAGATTGCTGCCGCGCACCAGGTTATCCGCAAGGATGTTGCCTGATATTTTGTTGATTGCCATCTGGTGTCCTTTACCAGATATTTACCGCTTAAACCGACGCCTGGATGACCGAGATGGGCTCGCCAGAAGGAGGTGCAGAAGTAAAGGTTATATCGTCCAGCAAGCCACCGGTGATGCTGTAAGCAGTGGTAGGAGTCTGATAGATAGAACCCACAAAAACCATGACTTGATCATCGCCGCCGGTGACAGCATTGGACAAAGGTCCAAACGTGGTGGTACTGCCATCACCCACGAACTGATCTACGGTGTAGTTGATAGCACCAGCCGGTGCCAAGGGTATAAATTGGGTGCCATTGAAAAACTCTACTGCGCCTATGTCTGTGTTGTATCGGATGAGCCCAAATCTTGGTGCATCTGGTCTTAGACCCGATCCGCCCGAAGGCAAGACCACGCCCGATGAACCTGATTGCAAGCGGCGATTTTTGACATAGTATCCCATTAGATCGTGGTGTAACTGCAGACAGTGGTTATGCTACTGGAACCATTGGAATTGGCTTGGATGGAATCGCCGTTGTTGAGCAGGAGTTTTTCTCCACCCTGGTACAGTTGATATGTGTCCAGTGTTGCTATTTCAATCTGTAAAAGAGTGACATTAGAATTGCCAGCGGCGTTGCCCGAGGGAACCACATACACGTTGGCTATGACGTTGCCTGCTGTGATATTGGTCAGTGTGAGATAGGTAACAGCAGTATTGCCCGTGCTGACATAAGCGTTGCTGACCGATGTTCCTATAGTTGCGGTTGTGATTGGCATGTGTGATCCTTAGAAAATTATAGCGAAGACGATGGCCGCGCTTTTGCTGACCAACTCATCATCCACGGTTGAACTCTTGACGTAGACTCCAGTACCGCCCGATCCTTCAATGTTGTTGTAGATCGCGGCAGCGTTGCTGGGCGACGACGGTGTGGTTCCAATGTTGCCCAAGACCATCTGTCCTTGCACGGTCAAACGGCTGGTAGCCTTGTCAAATGTCAAATTAGCGTTGGCGCCAAATGATCCACCATCATTGAATTGCACCTGTGTGTTGGCCCCAGCCACTGCGACATTGGCCACGTTGCCTGTGGCTATTGGTGTCCAAGTTCCAGTCAGCCCAGTGGAGTCTGTGCTACTGCTGATCTCCCATTGTCCGGCCGTGGCGTCGTAACGTATGCCCGCAAATGAGCTCACAGCAGTGTGCGTGAGCACGCCCGAATTTGATGGGTAACTGCCGGTATTGCTGGAGTTCAGGACGATAAACGGATCTTTGACATTGAGTTCAGTCACGTTGATATAGGTAAGATTGCCGCTGACTTCCAGGTTGCCCAGCACCTGCACGGTATGGGTATCAATCACTACGTTGTCAACAGCGTTGACTGAGACGATGTTGTAATCGCCGTCTATGCGCTTGTAAGTGGCCATTTATAGATCCTTTGGATTATTTATTCTGGCCATGAACTCAGAAATCTCCATTCGAGCAAGATTCTTGATGTTATCAAACTGCGGCACTATCGCGGTAGTTGACCCAAAAACCCGGATGAATTCCACCGAGGGGAAATCTGCACAGATTTTGCTGATTTGTTTCACCCAATTTCCAGTAAAAGTAGGTGTGCTATTGGATGTTTTATAGAATTCTGTGTCGGCAAAAAGATTGTTGAAACGCCCATCTGAGTTGGGTCCAAGATCAAAACCCAAGAGATATATGCGATGATGCTGATCCATGGCCGCCACGGCCGTGGCTATGGGACCGGAGCTGTAGCCAAAATATTCCTTGGGCACAGTTTGACCACCAAGACCCGGCATGGGTCTGCGGGTGTAGAATCTATTGTTGCGAGCATAACCCGAATTCTGTATTTCCGTGGCTATGGGACGATCCGTGGCGATCAACGCAGTCACAGCATGCGTGCGATACACTGCGTTGCAAGCATATACCGGACCCAGTGTCAGCAGATGGTCAATGTCAATATCTTGGCGGCTGTTGCCGTTGCCTAAAACAAATGCGGCCATAAAAAAATCCTCCCTGTATGTAGCAGGGAGGATTGGGGTTGCCAGCAATAGTTGCCTGTTAGGTATAGTTTTCCACGATGGCCAAATCCAGATTGGTACCAGGATAGGTAGTGTCGGAATTGGTGTTTGCAGAGCCAGATTTGACTTCGCTGCCTTCGTCGGTAAAGAAGTTTGGACCTTTGCGCTCGTCGTTGATAACTTGCGCATTGTCCCAAGCGTTGCCTGTGTCAGCATCGCCACCTGCATTGCCACCAGCAAAATTCAACAAGAACTTGTTGGTTAACTTGGAAATACGTGTAGCCGTAGAGTCATTGAGTGTGTAAGTGATGTTCATGTTGCCAGCAGTGATGGCAGTGTCGGCTTCATCGGCTAACACACAAACACCAACTTCATTGGCCGTGCCCGAAGTGCCAGCACCTGCGGCAGCAGTGGGTGTGAAGATCGTACCAACTGCGGCTGTGCCGTTGAGTCCCATGGCATTCCAGTCTGTGTCGCCTACCGTGACAATGCGTAAAGCCACACCAGCAACAGCGTTGGCCGGATCAATAGCTGTGACATGGGCCACGAGAAACTTGTGCGCACCTTTTTGGCGCAGGATCACTGAATCATCTTCACCAGTAAAACTGTTGGTGATATTGGCACGACACTTCACGATGGGATAAGTTGCTGATGTACCAGTGTTATCGGCACCACCAACTACGCCATAGTATTGATCAGTGTTGAACGTAGCAGGATACTGTGCGTTGGTCAAAGCTGCCCAGGGATTAAATGCCTGGTCTACACCAACGGCTGCACCGCTGTTGCCTGAACCTGTAGAATATTTTTGGATTTTGAGAGGACGTCCCATTTTGTTTTCTCCTATAAAGAAGTCCGATGTGGGTTTTAGCCACTACGCGGCGGGTAAGACCGCATAAGACACAGAGTGTGTCACAAGTATTTAGCAAATATTCCTGATATCCCTTGTGTGCTGTAAATATCGCCATGGATATCAACGACCTCATCGAGCAAGGCAATCAACACCGCGAACAACATCGTCCTTGGAAGGCCCTGCACTGTTACGGTCAGGCGCTACTGGCCGATCCTGACAGTTTTTCTGCCTGGAACAACTATGGCAACGTGTTGAGAGAATTAGGTCAGCCACGTAGATCCATCCCATTCATACAGCATGCCATGGCCATTGATCCCGCAAACACCGTGGCTCCATTTAATCTTGCAGTGGCGCATCTCCTGGCCGGTGATTATGCCCAAGGCTGGCCGGCCTATGAAAGCCGCTGGAACTTTGAACATCTGTCTGGATTATTGCCCAAATTTAAACAACCGCGATGGAACGGCGAGGACATCAAAGGCAAAACTATATTGCTGGTAGGAGAGCAAGGATTGGGCGATACCATACAGTTTGCCAGATATGCCTTGGCTATAAGCATGATGGGCACAGACGTTGCCTTGGTAGTCCCATCTGGGCTACAAAAACTACTGCGCAATCCTCAGGCCTTGAGATATACCTTGTCTCAGGACGAGGAATTTCCTAACTTTGATTACTGGGCTCCACTGATGAGCTTGCCTGGCATCTTCCGTCAAACCCTGGACAACTTCCAGGCACCGTTACAGTACATATCTGCACCACCAGAATCACGACAGATCTGGCGAGAAAGACTGGGAGACAAAACCCGTCTCCGCATTGGTATATCTTGGGCGGGTCGGAGAGATACCTGGATCAATCAACACAAGAGCGTGCCCGTGGACACGATAGCACAATTGATCTCTCGTTTTCCTCAGCATAGATGGATCAATCTACAGATTGACACCACCGATCAAGAACAATCTATCTTGGCCAAAACACATCTGGAATCTTACCCCGGAACCATTGCCGACATGTCTGATACCGCAGGCTTGATCGACAATGTTGATTTGGTCATCAGCGTAGACAGCGCCATCAGTCACCTTGCAGCGGCCATGGGCAAACCTACTTGGATCATGCTGAACAAATACGCCGTGGATTGGCGATGGTTATTAAATCGTGATGACAGTCCCTGGTATCCATCGGCGCGATTGTTCCGTCAGCCCGAAATTGATCAGTGGCAGCCTGTGATAGACAAGGTTGCACGTTTCGTAGATATCTACAAACTCTAAGTGGTCTGCCAGCTCTTGCTGTAGGCGTAGTACCAAACTGGGCGGGCAAAGGTATTGCTGGCAAAGGCCCGATTAGAATTGACCGACGATGCGGATTCAGTGATTTTAGCGAACCACACATGCGGACTAAAAGTATCTTGCGCACCACCATCGACTCCGCTGCCTTGGATCACATAAGTCACCGGTGAATTGATATAGGTTTGTAAGGCACCGGCTTCCATTTCTCGCTCGCCTTGATCAGTGTAGGTCCATCCTGCGTATCTTACCCCAAAACTGTTGTAACTGGCATTGATTTGCGCACGAACTATGCGCCAGTATCCGGTGACCAAGATGCGGCACTTGGTTGCTGGGTAAGTGATTGCAGTGCCAGGATCAGTGTAAGCAGTAAGACTGTTGCCGATGTCAGCTATGGTCCAGTTCTGTCCACGCACATGTAACTCCCCACTTTCCAACGGACCCGGAGGCGGTGGATTGGCATTGGCATCATAGTAAGGGCCGTTGAGATCCCTGTTAGGGAAAGCGATGGTCACACCAAAGGTAGCACCGTCCGCATAGGAAAATTTGTTGAACTGCCAGCGTGCCAGATGTATGATGTCAAGGCCGTTGCTTGCAGTGAGTTCTGCGTTGCCAGAATAGGGTGTGATAAACGTGGGCATCACATATTTAAGCCAAACAAAAACCCGCCGAAGCGGGTTTTTGAACTTCCCATCCCTGGGTTGTTGATTAGGAGAACGACAAGTTCTGAACAGCGATCTCACCAACATAGTCACCGGCGTTGCCGAATGAAGATGCTGTGTTCGTGAGTTCGATGTAGCCATAACGTGTCATGAAGGACACGACTGGCTCGAACGATGTCGGATCCAGTACAACACCAGAAGACATCAAAGGAATATATGGGCAGTAGAACGCGGCTGCGTCTGCCTCAGATGATCCTTTGTAGCCAACCAGAACAGCAGTGCTGTCTGAAGCATATGAGTCAACGAACACACGCATAGCGCCGTTCAATGTGCCCACAAACTTGGTGTTGGTAGGTGCTTCGAATGTACCTTCTGTGGTACGTGCGAAAGCAGATGTTGTTGCAGACTGGAGCACAGTCAACGAAGCAGGCGAAACAACTGCCCAGTTACCAGCACCGCGACGTGTGCGCTGTGCGATCAAGTTAGCAACACGGTTGATCAGAACTGCCAATGCGGCATGCTCGTCACCAACGAATGTGGCTGTACCAGAAACGGTAGCTTGGTTGTATGTGAACTCTGTGCTTGCGAGTGAACGCAGGCTCAACAGGATCTCTTGGTCGATCTCAGCCGTGATCTCTTGTGCCAAGGCTGCCATGATTTCGGCTTCTACGTCGATACCATGCATAGCCTGTGCGTCTTGAGCGGCTTCAAACGTCCAGCGAGCCTGGAGTTTACGTGTTTTGGCTTCAACAGCCTGCTTCAGGATCTGCACAGAGATCTGACGACCGCCTGTACCTTCCATGACAGCTGTGTCAGCACCTGTGTAACGGGCTTGGTTTGCACCAACCGTACCAGCTGTGACTGACGATGCTGAAGAATATGCCTGAGCGATCTTGAAGGGCGACAAGGCTTCTTCACCAGCTGTGGTAGAAGTACCGGCAGCGGATTGATCATTCATTGTGTTGGCATAGCGAACACGTAGTGTGTGGATCTGACCAACAGGACCGGTCATGGGCTGTACACCAACGATTTCGTTAGCGATAACAGTGGGCATAACCCGTCGGATCACTGGAAGAATCACACGGTTCAATGTTGCGATGTTACCTGACATTGTAGAACCACCAGTTGCGTTCTCTTTCAGGTACTTACGGGTGTTCTCGAGGATCACACCCATTGTGTTGCGACGTGGACCTTTGAGTCCCTCCATGAGGGCTTCTTTCGTCTCGTCCCAACGGCCTTCTAATAGTTCTTGTGACATTACAGTCTCCTTTTTACTATTACAGTCCTGCCAGGCGTTTGATGTCGATCACGTTGGAACGAGGCTCGTCTTCAATCACCTTGACATTTTTATCACCAGTAACTGCAACATGGCTTTCAGAGATCACCGATTTAGCTTTCACTGACTTGCCTTCTGCGAGTACGGCTGGTAGATATTTCTCGAAAGCGGTTTTCAGACGTGTTGTCTGTACGCTTTCCAAGAGATTCTTCATGACTTCGCGCTTCTCTTCATTGAGAGGTGCGAGCAATTCTTCCATGGCGCTGTCACGCTCATTGGATTCCTTGATCATGCGGATCTCACGCTCTTTGGACTCGACGACGACTTTGGCGTCTTCGGCGGCCCGGGTGGCTTCCTCCAATTGCTGATTCTTGGCCTCAATCTCTTTGCGGAGATTGCGAACTTCGGCGTTCTCATTGAGATGAGTAGCACCAAATTCTGCGGCGTAAGCTTCAAATATACGACGACCAAAATTGTTCTCGCGAGCGATCTTGATGTCTTCTTGCAATTGGCTGAGTTCAGCCTTGAGATGCTTGGATACACTCTGGCTCATCTTGGCAGCACTTTCTTTTACGAAACGTGCTTTGAGGCCTTCAAGTTTTTCACGGGCTTCGCGCACCAAACGTACCTTGGTTTCCACCACGTCACGTTTGTCTTGTGCAAATTCCATGATTTCTCCGGCCAGTGCCTTGACAACGAATTTTTCCAATTTCTGGAATCCTTCGCTGTGAGCCCGACGGTCTTTGCGCAGTTCGCTAATTTCTTCAGCAAGCTTGGTCACCATGAAGTCGTTAAACTTCGTGGCTGACTCTTTCATCTTGCCTTGGAACTTGACGCGATCTTCGGCCAGGGCTTGCTTTTCAGCGGCCACGGCCTGGATCTCTGCTGTGAGACCTTCTGTTACCATGCGATCTAGGGCTTCCACCATCACTGTTTTGTCGTGCTCATAGCGTTGTGCAAACTCTTCCCTGAGTTCTGCACGTACCTGCTCTTTGGTCTCGTTGAGCTTGGCTTCCCAAGCCTCAGAGATCGCAGAACGAGTTTCCTCGTTGATCAGGTCGCTATCCAGTAGTGGTTTGATAGCATCTAACATGCGTTTCTCCTAGATTTTGAGATCTTTGATGAGCCTTAAAACTTCGCTCTTCAAGTATCTCTGTACTTTGTTGTCTCCCCCAGCTTCTTTGGCCATTTCCAAGACCTTGTGACCATATTTCATGTTCATAAGTCCTTCGTAGATGGCTTTGGGATATGCGTTTGGCGCACTGGGTTGGGCAACAACATCGACAGTGACGATTTCAAAGTCACTGACATGTCCATTAGCCTCGTTAACGTTTCCGCTACCGCGGCTTGAAACTCCTAATTTCACACCCGACTCCAACATGGTCTTGACCAGTTGTCCCATGGGTGTGGGCAGAATCTTTAGTTTACCGTAACCGTTGGGCCCGTCCATCCACATAGATTCAATCATGTGACTGACCCGATCAAGGTTTACTTTGAGATCATCAGGGTGATCTACTTCTCCAAGCACTGAGTATCCAGAGGTGATCTGTTCATTGAGTTGGCCAACGGCCTTTTCAATCTCGCTCACAGGATACACACGCTCATTGGCGTTTTTTACACCGCCTTGGATGCAGATGCCCTTCATGTAGAGGTTCTTACCTTCACCTGTGCCTTCAACAACAATGTTGGCCTGGGTGAAAGTAAGATTTTCTCTGAGGTAAAGAGCCATTTACCTGCGGTCCTTAGGCCTTAGGAAACGGTGTCTTGGTGTTGACGCCGGTTGCCTGTGCCAAATGTGGTTTGGTAGCGGGTTCTAATTTTACAGAACCTTGTGCTGGTGTGTTTTGTACTTTACCAATCAAATCCTTGGTGCCCGGAGCAGGACGACCTTGTGCAATATCACCAGTCATTTTTACCGGCTGGGCTGCTGCACCTTTGGCGCCGCTGTTGGCTGCCACTGTGGATTTTTTGTTGATACCAGCTTCTTCGCTTTTTACTGGAGCAGGAGCGGCTTTGAGATTAATGGCTTCTTCCATGGGCATTTTCATGCCTTCGGTTTCCATTTCATCGTCAACTACTTCTTCTGCGTCCATGTCAGGTGTGTCCATGTCCATCTCAACATCTGTTTCAATTTCTTCTTCGCCCTGACCCTCGTCGCCCATGAGTGCTTCAAATTCAGCCATGAGTTCATCGAGTTTGTCTTCGAGATCTACCACGCGATCTTCCAGATCGGCTTCGGCCATGTCATCGCCTTCACCTTCCATGGAAAGACCTTGTTCTTCGACTTCGATGTCGTCAATTAGATCATCGGATTGATCACCACCCATGGCTGTTTCTTCCATGGATTCTTCAATTTCTTCTTCTTTAGCTTCGTCGAGTTCTTCCTCTTCGCCGTCATCTTTCTTGGCTTCGTCAAGTTCTTCCTCGGCTTCGTCTACGACTTCTTCTTCCATCATTTCTTCGTAGATTTGTCGGCTTTTTTCCACGACGATGTCATGGAATAGTTCGCGGGCTTTCGCCTCGTCGTCATTGATCACATATTCGATCAGTTGTTCAAATTTATTCATGAGACCCTCCAAAGTAATGGCTCTGTAGAATATTTACAGTTAATGGATAAAACTGGGTGTTTTACAGGGTCAAAATATAGAAAAAGACAGAGATTTCTGTCTTTTATCGGTCATATACTACACCATGGGCTGGGCCGGTGGTGCATATTGTTGCTTGACACGTTTGAGTTTTTGCTCGAATTCGTAGGATCTGACGTCGTTCATTCGGCGCAGTTTGTTGATCTGCCTTAGAGTGAGTTTGGTCTTGCGCAGATCTCCAATCTTGGGCCTGGTGTTGTCCTGACCAGGATCTTGATAGGCAGCGGGCGGTCTCTGATAGAGTTCATTGAGGATCATGGCAATATTTATACTGCGGGTGTTATCGCGGGTGTGGCGCCCGGTCCAGGCACGCCCGGAGCGGCAGAACCAGCGGCTGCCTGTTGTCCCGGAGCCACGCCCGGAGCCAAGGCTTCGGCACCGCCAATACCTTGTAAATCTTGCCCTGCAGTGATGTCGGCTTCAAGATCTGCCGGTGTCACACCCACAGCACGGAGATCTTGTCCTGTTGTGGCTGGAGCATCCAAGGTAGCACGTTCTTCGTGCCAGAGTTCTTCGTTTTCAGTGATCTCTTGCTCGCTCAGTCCAAGGTATCGTTTGAGAAGGAATCGCTTGCTGAGATAAGGTATTTGTTCCAACTGTGCAAAGGTGCTGACACGGCTGGTATCTAACTCGGCTTCGCGATAACTTGCAAAATTCTGCGGGGGCAGGAAAGAAATCTGGAACAAGCCAGAATCGATGTTGAATCCGCGCCAGCGCATGAACATCTTGAACTCATCATCCAGTTTCTGCACGATTAGGCGTTGCAGACGCTCGCAGTACTGATTGAATCGATATTCTTGTATCAGGGCAGTGCCAACTTTGCCGTCATTGAGAGCACGATCACTGTCGTCGGGACCGGTGGGCAGGTAAGAACTGGGCACACGCAGACCACGGCACATCTTGTTGTTGAAGTATTTTAAATCGTCGATCTCGCCCAGATTGGATCCGCCGGGCAGGACTTCCACTGACGAACCACGGCCGTCTGCTGTCTGAGGAAAGAAGTAATCTTCGTTGATCGACAATGGGTTGTAGGAACTATCCATGACATGACGACCCGTGCCATCTGGTGAACCGCCACCGGTATAGCTGGGGATACGTCTCTGATGTATCTCATTCTTCACCCGTTCTACAAACTGCATGGCCAAGTGTGAAGGCATGTTTCCTACGTCAATCTTGAACATCCTGCGCTCAGGAGCACGTGCCACGCGATATATCAACACAGCATCTTCTAAAAGTTCTTTTTGTTTGAACACACGGAAGATCACTTCCAAGATGCTCTGACCAAACGGCCAGTAAAAATCCAAACCTTCTGACAGTCCAATATGCACCACGTGCTTGGCGTCAATCACGGTTTCGTTCATGGCTGCCGAGAATCTTGACACACCAGCACCACTGGTGGCATTGGGTATGGTATAGTTGTAGGGAGCCACGTAGCCCGACGACGGCGGGTTTGATTGATAGTCTGTGGTGGTCTTGGCAGCCACGGTTAGATTCTGGAAGTTTGGATTGATGTCGCGGATCACGTACTGTTCCGGACGCTTGCCTTCGCTTTCATTGACTATGACACGGGCCACCTTGGTCATGTCTACCCAATACATCTCAAAGGTTTCAGGATCGCGCACAAAAACTTGATCTCCGTATTTCAATGAGTTGCGGAATATTCGGAATATGCGCTGATCTAACTTGTTGAGTTTGATCCACTGCTGTAACTGTTTTTTGATAATGTCTACTTCGTGGTCCGTGGGCTTGTCATTGTATTTGACTTCAAATGGCAGATTGGTCTGATTGTCGGACTGTGTAGAAAACTCGGCCAAGATGTCCAGGCAGGCATTGATTTCTGAATCCTGATCCATGGCTTCATACTGATTGTAGCGCTCGATACGGTTGGGATGCCCGGTATAAACTTCGGGCAGTCGGCTGGCATAGTTGCGATAGACCACGTCGGCATGGCCGCGCAAGGGGTCTCTACCGTCATTGCGGCCAAATCCGGGCAGACCTTCTGCGCCAGAACCCGATATCGGACTCATCTGTCCGCCTGTGTTTGCTACTTTGAAATATTTTTTCCAACCAGCCATAATCGCACCTTTGTAGGTAGATATTTACCGCTAATTGTTGGCCGCCTGGAGTAACTTGGTGCTGATTGCGTTGCTATCGCGCATGTATCGCACCATTTCCTGCATGGTAGCTAATTGTGCGCCCAACATGCTGACCTGTTGCTCGATGTTGTTGCTGAGGCTGGGCATTTCCACTGGAATGGTGCGTCCGTCGGGCAATGGAACCACGGCTTCGTTGCCATGCAAGGTGGCAGCATAACCAGATTTGGGACCTGTGGCTACACCGCCCATGGCCAGGCTTTGTATGTGTGGTGGATCGTTGGGCAGACCGGACATGTTGTACTTGCCCAAGAGACCCATGCTTTGTAACGTGCGGCGCTGTTCGGAATTCACATCCACGGCTATGCCGCGTTGATGCAGGCTCATGCCTGGTTGTGCTATGGGATTGGCTCCATTGCCACCGCGTGCCATCAAAGCCGCTTGATCTTCGGCACTGCGATAGGCCGAATTGATGCGCAGTTTGTCCCCGGTGATTTGATTGTACTCCTGGGCCATGGCAATAAATCGATTCTTGAAATCTGTGTCCAGGGCATCAAAGTTGGCTTGGCTGCCGGTGTTGCCACCAAACACCAGATAATCAGACAGTGCTCCGGTGCCACCAGCTGCTCCACCGCCTGCACCTCCGCCTCCTGCGCCACGTCCACCACGTCCACCACGGCCGCCTGGAGCTGCACCAGCTCCTCCGCCACCGGCGCTGCCTGCACCTCCGCCACCTACAGGGCTTGGAACACCTAATGCTCCGCTAAGTTTGCGTATGCCTTGGTACATCACGTCTGTGGTACTTTTCAGCACTGACGCATAGTTTGGTAAGATCTGGAAGGCGAGATTGTTGACCTCACGGCTCATTTTCTCCAGACCTTGCTGGGCACCAGTTGCGGCATCAGTCAAGGGATCCTGGCCCTTGGTCATCTGCTTAACAGCGTCAGCCTGTACTTTGGCAAGATCTTTCTGTTCAGCGTTGACCAATTTGCTGGTCTGTGCATAGTCAATGAAAACATCATTGCCGTCGCCCATGGCCTTGGCAAAGGTCCTGGTAGTGCCCATCTGTTGTTTGGTTGCTGCCTGCAATTCTCTCATGGCCTGGCTCTGGTCGATCTCGCCACGCTTGAGCCTTTCCACGATCCCTTGTACCGCTCCGC